CTTCAGTTCGTCCTCACTTTGACGACCAGGGGCGTTAGAAATGGAACCGAAAGCGGAACCACCAGCAGGAAGAGTAGCCATTTTTTTAAAGAATAAATGTTCTTAGGTAGTAGTCCAGGACAGGACTTTTGAAAAGTTGTCAAGAGAAAATGTTTCCTGACATACCCACCAGCTAAGCCAATGGGACGAGCCTTTGCTTTGATTGCAAGAAAGACACGCACATACTACGTTGTTGGTAGTATCGTGGCCTCCGCGTGCTTTTGGATGAACGTGATCCAAGGTCAGATTGTCAGACGAGCCACAATAAACACACTGGTTATTCCAGTAATCTTTAATTGCAGCTCGCCACATCCGCTTTGCATCAGAGGAGGTCATGGCCCTTAAAAGAAATAAGTACTCAGAAGGATCTTTGAGAGGCATTGTGCCTACTGCGGTGGTTTACTTCGTCTTCTTCTTTTTAGGAAAGCCTGCCTTCATGTTGGCGTAGGCTTTTGGGGTAATTGTAGAGTTCTTTTTGGAACGGGAAGTACCCGCTGCCTTGCGCTTATTCATGTTGGCGTAAAGCCCAGGAGCTTTAGAATTGCCCTTGTTCATTTCTTAGTGCTCTTGTTGTTGTGGCCATTTCGTGCGCGGTTCCGACTAGCACTTTCGAGAACCATTGTCCCCTTTTTGGTATGGGAAAGATCGGGGCCTCCCTTTCCCGCTAGGCCGCGCCTTCTGCGCTCAGTCCACCGTTCTTCGGAAGCGTTTTTAACGGCTGGCTTTTTATTCAATTTGCGTTGATAGGCCGCCTTCTTGGCAGCAGCCTTTGGGTTGGCTGCGTAGTATTTAGCGGACTTGCTCTTTGCCTGGGCCATCTTTAAAATAAACGAAGTTCTCCAAGCGTTCGATGCGTTGATTGCTGAGTCCAACCTGATGAACGAGTACATCAACAGACTTAGCAATGTTATGAAGGGTCAATAAGTGCCAACCAAACAGTCCCAATACTGCTGCGGCAATCATGTTTCTCACCGAATCATTATCGGATGACACGTTCGACATCCTCCAACTCAAGGTCGGGAAGGGTTGCAAATAGCTCAGCCAAAGGCGAACCAGAGATTGGAAGACCGGTAACGTTGTTTTTAGCAAGCCAATCGCACGCTGCACGAATGTCTTGTGTGGTGGCAGTTCCGCTTTGAATGCGGAGGATCAGTTCTTTTGTAACAAGGCCGTGAAGCTCGTTAAACTGATCTTCAGTGGCTCTCGTACTCACCTTAGTTTACCAACTCTGTAATAAACAAAGTCGTGCTGCTACCAGTGCCTTGAATAGCAGCAATGTTTGCACCAATAGGCACAGCAAGGCTAATACGCTCGCCAGTCTTTAGATAATGAGTGGTGGCAGAGGCAGTTTGAGCACCCACACCAATTTGATAATGGCAGTGATTACCACCAGTACAAATCAGCGACACAAACCGGCAGGTAGAAGTCAGAGCCAGGTTAACGCTGGTAGCACCAAGGGCAATGGTACGAGCAGTTCCAACCTCAAAAGCGGTGGTGGTATCGCCAGTCAGAAAGGTTCCAGCGGTAGTAGTGCCGCCAGTAGTAAGAGAAGCCATCAGTCGTGGTCCTTCATAAGTTTAATAAGTTTTTGGGCGTAGATTGGATCAGTAGCATACCCCTCACGCTTAAGAAGGTAGGCGCAATCTTCCCGGTTGGCAGCACGATTAACACCTTTATAACCTTTATAATCCTTATACCACTGGGTAACAAGGTGATTAACACAGTCATAAGGCGTGGCAAAGTCCTTAAAGGTGGCTTTAATAGTCACAGGACCATTACCATAGTCCTCCCAGGTGGTTTTAACCGTACCAGGAGTCCCTTTAATGCCAAAGAAATTGTTTTTTCCAGAAATAGCAGTACCATAAGCGGACTCAAGGGCCCACTGAGCAGCTACTACTTCGGGAAATTTAGCTCCAGCCGCTGCCGCTGCCGCTTCAATACCATCCCAGGTATTATCAAAGGCTTTATTTGGCACAGACGGAGGAGAAGTGCGCCATAGTTGGACCCAAGACGCGCTATTGTCAGCCAGTTTATTAGAATCTAGCAGTTTTTGCAGTTCAGCAAGCGCCTTATCCTGGTTGGGCAGGCCTTTGTAGTATTTAATTACGTCTCGGATCTGGATATTCATTTGATAGAATCTTTGATGCGCTTAATTTTATCATCCTCAGTACGAAGAGGACGAAGCAGATCTACTACCTTTAAAAAGATCTGAACAAGACTATTGGATTTGAATTTGCTAATACCGATCAGCTCGGAAGCAATGAAGAGTGCAAAGAAAACAGCCGCCTCATAGGTCAGCTTAAGTCCAAAGATGGTAATCATAACGGTAAGTTAATGAATGAGATCAGCGGCCTTGACCGCGTGTTTTTTTCCTGCCATGGTTAGGAAGGGACCTTGTTCCCTGCCCCTGCTTAGTTTTCTTCGGGGGACCGGGAACGAAGCTCACCTTATTCAAGGCACCTTTCGGTTTTGCCACAGTTATTCAGTAATTTCAGGCTCAGGTTCAGGAGCAACTACTTCCCACACGTTGAACTCAGGTCCGGTGACATAAGCAGCAAGCTCATCAGTGGACGCTGTAGCGTTCAGGAAGGCCTCCTTTTCGTTGCTCATGACCCTGATTAAGGAACGCCGCTCAAGGACGCTCTGGGGGGCTTCACGGCCCGTCTCAGCAAAGCGGGTGATATACCAATCAGACTGGCTAAGGAGAGTGCCAGCGGTTTGTTTGACCTGACCTACCCACTGCTCCACCAACTGAGCGTGATCTTTCGGTAGATCAGGACCCCAATAGAACCTCTGGTCGTATGCCTGAACGGGGTCCGGGACTTCTACGATGCCAATCGCTTCACGCTCTTCAGGAGTGGACAAGCGGAGCCAGTTTGCAGGGTACTGTGTACCGTCTTCAGTTTTGAAGGCACTATCTGGTGCCAAGGGTTTTTCATTTAAGATAAACATAGTTCTCCGTATTAGTCTTGTTCACTACTCACCTGGCGCGGGCGTAATTGAAGGGCGATTCGGCCAGTGCCATGTAGACGTATGTCTGCCCTGATCCATTCACAGAGTTATCTGTGTTTTTAAGCTTGAACCCATTGCTCAGGACATCCACAAACCCGTAGTCAACTTCTGCGTCCGAAAGGTTTGGCCGCAAGACGTTTTCTGAAATGTTGTAAGTGTCTCTGCTCGTATCAACGATAATCCAGTTTTGTCCTGAACCGCCCAAACTACTGCACTTGATTAACAAGAACCGACTTCTGTGTCCGGTATACACAAACGGACCATCGCTCGATCCATTTCCGGTGTAGCTGCCAAAAGAAGAGTACCCGGATACTGGGGCGAAACAGTACGCCACATGCTTTTCATTTAAGTAGTTGATGCCAGAAGCATTATTCGCTTGAACGCCGAACACTGTTGAAGTGACGCCGCTACCCCAGTAGGAGCTTTCATTGGCTTTTGCGTCGGTAGTGTTCAGAAAAAGGTAAGAACCGGCGCCCAGTGCTGAGTGATAACAAACCCAAACAATAGAGCGATCACGGTTTTTAACGATAATCAAACCCGGCGCCACCCCGAGTCCATGCCCAACAGACCCGCCGGTTGCACCCGTGCCTGTGTACGTGACAATCGAAAATCCCGCTGTGGCGTTAGCTCGCACACTAGAAGTGATGGAGCCTGCTGTGTTCGTGACGGTGGAGCTTCCGGCGTCAAACGCCCACCCAACGTAGGTTGAACTAGAACCGTTCACGCCAGAACTGCTGCCGACCGTAAAACCGCCGGAATCAAAGGAAGATAGATCTGTGCTGGAAGTATCTTCACTAGAGGTAGAGTTGGAGTAAAGCTGCTTATTAGCTCCCCTGACAACATCAAATAATCGGTGAAACTCAGTTGAATTTCGCTGTTTGATCCATACGAAATCAGGGCTGAAACTTGTTGTTATTGATTGGCTGCTACCGTTCCCAGTCCATAGTTTCGCGTCAAAAACCGTGGAAGGCTTTGTGACTGATGGGGTGGGCAGGTTTGCTGTGCAGAGTGCTTTGTACGTCGAGGCTGGGCGATTGGTGCCAGCAGTTTGGTACGTAAAAGGTCGTTGGCCAAAATTGGCAGATGCAGAAAATGTTGAGGTGCTACCACCATCGCCAATGCCGGGGAAATAAGTACCGGCTGCCAGTCCCGAGTATGCAGTGCCTTGCGATGTTCCGTTTTTGTAAAAAACTAGAGTTCCGGCATCTGCATCAAATGCAACTCCGATAACATCATTGGCTCCGTAGGTAGCACCTGAGCCAGTATCAACTCCATTGTTGTAGTTTTTGCCATCGCCGCCGTAATACCCCCAGCCGTTTGCGCTAAAGCCGGGATAGTTGCTGATTTCACTGGCTGACGATTTGTTGGAAATACCAATAACCGCATTGGTATTTGTGGTACTAGAGGCAGTGATTGTGACCTCCCAGTACCATTTTCCGCTTGACATCCCAAACGTTCCCATCGTTCCGTTTCGAGTGCCAGAACTGCCGTAAGAGATGTCTAGATTTCCATTGCTGAGAGTTGCATCCGCACCAATAGATGCACCATTCCAAACACAGTAATTACCAGTAACAACACCACCGGATGCTGTGTCTGTGCCGGAATTGGTTGGTGTATCAACAAGTGAATCGTTGCCTGCACCAGCGGTGACGGAAAGGTTGTTCGGCGTCCAGTTATTGCCGTTGCCAGAAGTGTCCTTCCCTAATGTGGTCGCGGTTGCTGCACTGTTGTCCGCGAATTCAAGGTGGAAGCCGTTGGTGCCGTAGCTGCCGGTGTATGCCTTGGGGTTCCACACGCCGGTGGTGGCGTCGAACTCGCCGAAGTTGGTGGGGTCTAAGGCTTGGCCGTCGATGAAGTAGATGTCGGCTAGGTAGCCGTCTGCATAGCCATTGCCCGCGCCTATTCTGTGCTCAGACGTATTGTTAATGTCGCGGCCAACAGAGGATGTGCTTATCGTATTAGTATTAGTGGAAAAATTTGTTTCGCGAACTCCGTTGATGTAGATTTGCGCTCGATCGGCTTGCGTAGAATTTGCAAGATCAAAATAAAATAGAAGATGGAACCATGCTCCATAGTCTCTAAATACTCTGGTTGTGATTAAATCAAGAGGAACAGTTGCGCCGGACTGAGTAGCAAATTCAATCTGATAAGGACTTCCTCCTGAGCCACTGCGAATTATGAGACCGGTATTTCCACTATTGGCTGTAAAAACAGAAAAAGTGTTATTAGCAAGACCTGCTCCAAGCTTTACCCAACACGAAAAGGTCCACTTGTTTCGGTCGCCAGCAGATCCGGGAGTGCGGCTTAAGTAAGCAGAATCGGCGGAGTTGAAGCGTAGTGATCTACTCACCCCGCCAGAGGCTGCAGCAGGGGCGCCAAGCAGGAGGCTGTTGTTAAGTACGCTCATTTGACGTCAGCGATCAGGCGGACAGCGATGCGGCTGGTGGACTCGACGTGGTAGGCCAAAAGATCCACCGAGTTGGCCCCAGTCGTAAGCGTGGGTGCAGTCCCCCCTGGGAACTTGAAGACCGAGTTGTAGGCAAGCGTCCTGGACCCCGTGCCGTCCTGGACAACACGGATCACACCGCTCTGACCAGCCACAACATTTGTTGGAGCACCAAGTGTTCTGTTGCCGCCCAATGTGACCTGGAACTGGTTGCCAAGGCTAAGGTCCGTGGCGATAGTTGCTGCATCGGTGAGGGTGACGTAGGCGCCGCGTTGGGCTTTGGTGAAGCTTTGAGCAACATCAGTCTTTGCGGTGTCAGCATCGTAGCCTTGAACAGACGTACCAATGTCCGAAGCAACTAGAACATTAGAACCACCCTTTTGAAGTGTTCCTGTAAAGTTTGCAGTAGCGTCATCATACTTGGCAGTATCCGCGTCATAGCCTTGAACAGTGACGCCAATGTCTCCCGACACAAGGGCTGAATACCAAGCAAGAGTACCTGTACCATTGGTTCCAAGTAATTGGCCGTTGGTACCGTCAGCATTGGGGAGGGTCCAAGTGATATTACTAGCTACTGTTCCAGGTGCTCTAAAGGCTACCCAGTTATTACCGTGACCAGTGGCTTCACCAAACTTTAACAGTAGTTGGTTATCCAGTATGGTATTGCTGCTCAGCGAAACATCACCAGTGCTGCTACCAATAGTCCGATTAAGAACATCAAGGTTAGCACCCAGTTGTGGAGTCAGGTCAGATGCCAAATCAAACGCAATAGAACCAGACGGAATAGTAACGTAACCAATCTGTTGATCAACGGTCAGCGTATCACCAAGCTTAAACTTACCATTATGATCAGTAATAGCAGCCCAGATTTTACCATTGTTAAGCTCAACAACTTGGTTGGCTTCAATAGGTACACCACCATTCTCGGGAAGGGCGGTATAGTTGGTACCAGAACCCACATACTCCATCGTATGACCGCTAGAAGCAATCATCGAACGAAGATAGAAGGAGACAGCAGAGCCACCTGCAACTGAACCGTTAAGACCAAGGTTGTTTGATTTATTAGCAGGATCAGGACGGCTAATAGTTACAGTCCATCCAGCACCGGCTGCCGTAGCAGACAGAATCGGATAGGTATTACCACCAATGTCCACCAGCATATTGCTCTGGGGACGGGTAGCAGTACCGTGCCAAGGAGAGCCAGGAGTTGGAGCACCAATGGTAAAGGTAATAGAACCACTATTGGCAAGAGCAGTTGTGGTTGCTGTAAAGATAGCATTTGTAGAACGACCATCAGCAATCAACGAATACCGACCAAAGTCAGTGGTGCTTGCTGCCAAATTAGCTTGACCACCATTACGACATTTGATGTGATAATGGGTAAAGAAGGAGTAGCTAGAGGTAGCTTGACAGTAACCGTTATTGGTAACTAGGATACCAGGGCCATCAAGACCAACGTGGGTATAGCTATCACATACCATAGACCGAAGTGGTGAAGATGCGTTAACCGTACTTCCATCAATAAGGATACCACCACCCGTCATTGCCGAATCAGTATCACCACCAGCACCACCAGCAGGGGTATGAGGATTCAAGCTGCTGTTATTAATCTCCGAATCAGAGAAGTTAGTACAATTCTGAATATAAGGAGACTTATAAATCATTGCCCCAGGATAGAACGAGAAGTTCCAACCTTGGTTCTCAGGTAGACCGTAGGTAGCACCACTATCAATAGTACTGTTACCACGTGTACCACTTGCCTTCACACCTGTAAGGGTAAGGCCAGCAATATAAGTACCACTATTTACACGGAACAGGCTGTTTGTTTCAGTAGCAGCAGTGGGGTGAACAATACAACTACGAAGAGCTTGGCCAATAATCGACACATCCTTTTTGGTAATGTCAATTGGAGCAACCTCTTGGTACACACCAGGAGCTACAATAACTACACTACCATCACCGTAGGTAGCATCTGCATTAATCTGGTTAATAGCAGCTTTAATGGTTTGCTTTGGAGAACTAATGCGGTGACCGTCGTTGGCATTGTTACCATTAACAGAGTCAACATAGACAACCTTGGGCAGGTTGGTAAAGGTACCACCAGAAGCAATACCTAACCATGAAGCACCATTCCAAATAGAAAGGGTCAGGTTTGGATCATTTTGAAGCCACGTCTTACCGACTTGCCAGTTTGAACCAACAGGGGTGGTAGTTTGAACAATGGTATCAAAACGCTTAGAGGCAGCCAGAGCAGTAAATAGATTGTTATCAGCAGCAGCAGGAGAACCAGCGTTCTGTTCTGTTTCAGTGATAATATCTACATCTTTAATTCGATCAAAGTCAATGGAGTTGGCTCCAATACCAATAACAATTTGTCCAGATGCTGGAGAGTTATCGGTAATTGTAATACCATCAGTAGCAGTAATATCCGTGGTAAGAGCAGTATCAATTTTAGCATCAATCCGCCCATCAGTTGCAGCAGTGGTGGCTACTTGGTTATTATTGGATGCCCAAGCCTCAGAGCTATTAATGGTATCAGTAATTTTATCCCAGGTATTGTTACCAATTTCCTGAACCGCATAAAGGGTTTGGTCAAAGTTATCATTCAGGTTTTGTGCCCGAATAGATGACCCAGGATAAAATTCTGCTTTGTTAGCATCAATATCGGTTTCCCGATAAATACGAATAAGGACCCCCACACCGGGGGCCGCATCAAATTCGATAGTAGTTGCGTTGGCAAAAGAATATGCAGTTGTTACAACCTCATTAAGAGTTACCTTAACGTCGGTTTCTTCAAGATATGGAAATGAAAAGGAATAGAGCTTAGTCGATCCATTCCCCGTGTATGTGTTTTGAGTGATTGCCATTAGAACTCAAGAAGCGATTCTAGATCAGGATTTGGACCAAAGTCTCCTTGAAGAGCACGAATACCACGATCACGGCTCTTCATAACAAGAGCACGGTATTCACCATCTTCTTCGTAGAGTCTGCGGAGTGCGGCTTTTTTGAAGCTACTGACAATACGGTTGATCTGTTTGATGTGCGGCGGTGCGGGACCTTCCTCACCAGTAACAACCATATCAGCGGTAACGGGACGACCTTTATACGCATCTGCCATAGCTTTCCAGGCAGGGTTATCAAAGGCCTTCTTTAGTTCATTACGAAGACCAGACGAGGCAAGAATTTGTGCAAGGCGTTCCCGTTGATTAGGAAGCAGCTCTACATTGTCTGTGCCGCGCTTAAGAATGGTGTTGGTGGGGTAACCAATCTCCGTAAGCTTCTTAACAACTGGATCCTTTTCAACATCATAAATGCGAATAGGACTAATGGCATTATAAATACCACCACCAGTGCTTTGGATCTTCTTACCAGTAATCGGGCTGGTAACCGTAGCCAGATCTCTGCCAAACCCAGGGGCAGCAGAAACAAGCATACGATCTAATTCACCACGAGTTTCTTTGAGGTATGGATCAAGGGAATTTGCAAAGGCACGCCTAACACCAGAATACGGAAGAACCGTATTAACGGAGTTAAGCAGAAAGTTCATGCCACTTGGATCAGTAAGTGCCTTTGGATTCAGCATCTCACCAAGCGTAGCAATACCAGCAAGGAAGCTCTTATCGGTATAGCTAGCCATGATGGAATATTGAAGCTGCCGCATAACATTAGACGCAGCATCAGCACCACCAATCTTCACAAGCCTCATCGCATCCGCAACAATGCTAAGCATCGAGTTAACGGGTTCAAACGAAGCATAAGACACCCACTTATCTCCAACCTTAATGGACATAGGCGGACGCCCTTCTTCTCTCCATGCCTTACGTTCTTCTGGATCGTGGGGAAGGTTTCCAGTAACATCAGTGGTAATACCAAGCATCAACATGGTACCAACCAACAACGTACCGGTTGCTTCACGACCCTCCATCTCAGCAATCAGCAGTTGATCGCCACTCTTAACAGCCGCTTGATAGGTTTCGCTGAATTGACGAATACCACGGCTAACAATTGGCATGTGCTCAAGGCCATAACCAAGCAGGTTAGCGGGGGTTCTAACAAACGGAATGAACAGCCTACCAAGACCCATGGGCATTTGATCCACAGCATTGGCAATGCTATTCATAAAGGAACCTGGATCATTCTGGAAGGTAACCCGTTCCGCATAATCAAGTAGATCCTTATCAAGAATACGACCAGTCTGTGCATCAATACCCTTAGAGAACCCTTCGATGTACTTATTAAACAACATATCCACATCTGCATCATCTGCGGAGTGGGCCATTGCTTCATACATCGCCTTGCTGTGCATCCGATAACGGGCAGACAGGCTCTTAAAGAAGTCATCGCCAGCCATCAATGCCCTACTGGGCCACGACAACCATGGGTTATTCAATGCCTTATAAGTATTATAAAGCATACCTGCGGCTACCTTTTCCCCATCAGTGCGAGCAGCCAGGTTCATCTGTTCCAGGATAGCTCGTGTTTCAAAATCATCAACAACGAACTTCTGGTTAAAGTTTACGGAGTCACCAGTACGAAGGGTGGTAAGGGCCGTTTGCCACGCATCATTGATGCCAGTAAACATACCATGGACACCAGACACCGAGGAAGCCCGCAGTGACTTATCGTTCTTAATAACACCCCTAAGGTACGTTGAGAAGGGCCTCTCAACAAGCGAATAGGTGTTACCAAAGGTGTTCCTAAGGTGAGTAATAGGACCAGACAGCATTGATTGGTACATGCTCGTGGTAAGGGCGTTGGTCCCTTGACGAATAGCAACAGCACCAAAGCGCACAGTCTTAGACGGATCACCGCCCGCCAAAACCATTGCACTGATCAACCGGTCTAGTTCTTCTGCTGCGGTTGGATCGCTGCTTCTTTGAAGTTGCTTAACCTTAAGAGCCCATTCACGGATCTGTCCACGAGTGAGTTCTTGGTCAGCAGCTTGAGCAACATCATCATAAACCTCTGCATTAAACTTAAAAATGTTCAACGTAGAGCCCGTCTTTTGGGCGGTGTATTTATGAAGATCAAGCAGGGTAACAAGACGATCAACCACCCGATCAAATGAGTTACCATCAAGTTCTCCTGCCTCACGAAGGGCAGCAGCGTTTGTGGCAAGTTCGTTGATTTGAAGGGCTGTGTCTCGAATCAAGGCCTTGGTAACAAGGATACCCTTCTTTGACAGAACCTTACCGGTGGTGTTTTCTGGGTCAATCAACTCCGACTGCTTCATCAAATCAATGAGCTGTTCGTTGCTGGTTTCCCCATCAATAGCAGCCCTGAAGTTTTGAAGTTCTTCAGCAGCGGATTTAACAATACCATTAACAGACGTGCGAGCAGCGGCTGCAGCCTGTTGAAGGTCAGCACGCTTAGACACGTTACGAATCAGCTCTTCTGCATCCCCCGTAATGGAAGAAATACGGAACTGAGCATCGGTAAGCATGTGGGTAGCACCACGAACCGTGCCAAGCGGCAGATCAACGCCTGCGGCCTTAGCACCGGACCCCGCATAGGCAGTATGCTGTTGGGCTATGGCGCGTGTTGGACTGCCCTCTACGGCCCTAGCAGCAGCCTCCTGTGGCAGAAGCTCCTTTGCATCATCAGGGGCATACCCACGACTGATGGATTCATCTAGTTCTTCAATGTTCTTAGTAACTAGATTCTTGGTATCAGTAAGAGCAACAAACCGTGGATCGGTTTCATCAACACCAGACGCCCGCATAGCATCCAGTTGCTGACCATACTTAAGTTCAAGGTCAGTAAGCTCTTCAAGTTCAAGCTGATGAGCAGTTCCCCAACGGGTAGCTTCTGTTTCAACTGCTTTTTTATGAACAGTATCAACCTCTTTTGCTTTGGTTTCAACTGCCTTCAGTCCCTGTTGAAGTGCTTCTTCCTTTGTGGCTCCAGCTTTAAGTGCTGCCTGAGCGGCCTTACGACCAAAGAGTAGAAAAGATGTACCATCAGCAATGGCACCAAACACCGAACCTTCCAGGGTACCCTTGAACTTTGCGGTAAAGATGTTGTCATCATCATCAGAAGCTAATGCAAGTAGGAACGAATCCTTAATTGCACTGTCCTGAGGAATCATATCCTTTACCATTCGGGAAAAGTTTCCATCTTCCTTTGTGGTAAGAAGGAAATCAGCCACCGCACCAGGCACAATACCAGATGCAATAGCTCCTTTCAATCCAACGCCTTTGGTTCCGAGATTAACAGCCGCCTTAGGAAGGGCCTTGGCTGCTTGACGGGTAATGACAATCAGATTAGCAAGCTTTGCAGCAGTTTGACCAATCTGTGTTTTGGGTTTTTGAAGACCGAATGAATATGCCGCAGCAGTGTATCTATCGCTGAATGGATCTTCGGTGGGCTTAACTTTGCCACCTGTCAGCTTAACAGCTCCTGCTTTTAATATATCACCGGTGAGATCAAGAGTATCAAGCGTACTTTCAACTGCACCAACCCCAACATTTGCCATGACCCTGACGGCTTCTGCCCCAGGACCAACATCCTTTTCTATGGCTTGATTAGCCTGTTGAAGGAGAGTCTTGTCTTGTTCCTTCTTTTGGCGATACCGGTCTTGAGTTTGGGTACCAAAGACAGCATCATATGCCCCAGTAACAGCTTCGCCTGCATCAAACTGGCCAATGGCTTGTTGGATACCAGCCAGCGGATTAACCGTAGCAGGACCAACTTGTCCAGTTCGAACTTGTTCTTTTTTAACTTCTTGTTCTTCAGCCTCTCGGAACTTTTCTTGTTCCTTTTCGTACTGATTGCTAGTGTAATAAGGATCAGTGGGACCAGGCCCAACGGGGCCAAGCAATTGAGACATAGATAGGATTCCCCGCAGGGATAAGGTTTACCAACGGGAAACAGGGGTAAGCGCACCTACCCCCATCTGTCTACTTAAAGACCACCCGACTTTTTCAGTTGAGCATACGCACGGCGGGCTTCACTCATGTATTGAAGATACCGACCATCAGTATATGCCCCCCAGGCTTTGATTCCGCTTGTCTTCAGAATGTCAGCCATAACTTTTGCATTAACATTAGGATCTTTAAGGTCTTCATTGCTACGCAAGCCATAACGCTTAAGGCGAGCAGGACCAAGATTATCAATCATGTTAATTTGCCACAATCCATAAGAGTTATCTCCTGAGGATCGGTTGTTGTTGTGAGCACCAGAATTACCACTGGATTCAGCCAATCCAACAGCAGCCATTAGAATAGCCTTTTCCGGATCAAGTCCTTGTTGAAGGCCAAGCTTCAGGTAATCAACAACATTTAATTGAACACCAGGACGCATTTCACCCGTAGGTGTTACGCCTTTATTAACCTCTTGAATACGTTGGTTGCGTTGCTGAGCTTCTGCAATCCGACGCAGTTGAAGCATTTGTTCCAGATAGTTGCTGCTTGAAACAAGACGCTGAGCAGCTCGTGGGGCAACAGACTGAAACTCAGCCAGCTTTTGGGCTTGCGGGCTGTTTTTAATCGGAGCTGGATCAATACCAAAGTGTTGAGCCTGATGACTAAGAAGCTGCACCAATCCACCATTAGAGGCAGCAAGAGTAGCAGCCCGTTCGGTAGGAGGTTGTCCGCTTTGGAAGCGTTGAATGTTGTCTTCAACCTCAGCCTTTTCCATCAGCTTGGTATTACCAGAGGACTGACGACGGAGCTGAATGGTACGAGGATTGAAACCACCAGCATCAGGCACATAACCCCGAAGCATACTCTTGACTTTATCAGGAGTAACAGCAGGGTTCTTACTGATGGGTTTAACCTTCCATTCCTTTGTGGTTGGGCTCTGTTGGAAGTAGCGACCAATCACCCGTGGAAGTTGGGTTTCAATAAGCTGGTTAATATCGTTGTCTTCAACAGCAGCACCAGACCGTTGTTGAGTATCGTAAAACTTATAAGCAATATCAGCCAAGTCATTGATAACTTGATTGACGTGTTGGGTATGCTTAAGGGGTTGGCCAAATGGATTAAGGCTAATAGCCCCAGCCTCACGAAGCTTTGCAGTAACGGCTTCCTTAATGGAGCTGCCAAACTGTTTCATAAAGCCAGAACGGTTTTCCCCATCAGCATACTGACCAAGTTCTTCACGCATTTGAGCAGTAATCCTGCCACTACGGAAGTCCTGTTCAAGCTGTTGTTGAGAGGGACGACGCCCTTGAGCAATGCCTTTACGATACTGACGGTAAAGGGTATAGTCAACATTCTCGGGTTCTGCCAACAGTTCAGCCCGCTTTTCAAGAGCAAGCCTACTGCCAGAATCAGCCAGAATACCAAGGGTACGGGCGGTTTCATCCCGAAGAGCCTTGAGTTGTCCAGAAGGAAGGTTAGCATCCTGCCGAGCCTTTTCAAGCGTCATTACTGCTTGTTCGGCTTGACGATCCAATGCCCGCTCTTGCCGTTGTTGTGAGGCTACGGCACGATTGTCAATAGCATCCAATGTTGCGGAGAACTGGTTTGCATAAGCCGATCCAAGCGTAATGCTCTTTGGCTCATTGGCAATCTTAGGAACACTTGACAGCTCCAACAACAAAGCCTCGGCTGCTTCCTTTGGCATCGTGCTAATCGCCGCCAAAGCTTGCTCTACGGCCCTATCAGACGCCTTACCTTTGCTTAGGCCCCCATATACCTCATAATCCGAAGTAAGCCTTTGAAACGATTCTGAGAGGTCCTGGGCCTTGAGTTGTGGGTTACTAAATTCTTTCTGCGCCTGACCATCCAGATCAGAGATTGCTGTTTCCCTGTTCTTCCTTCCTGTTTCTTCTAGCCGATTCGCAGACAGTTGTCCACGAACAGCCATCATGGTAGGAGCCAGGTGCTCCGAAAGGATAATCGGATTGATTGCATTGATACCAGAAGACTTAATAAAATCTTGCTGGGCAACCTCAAGAGCAGCTTCAATTTCCTGCGGGGTGGCTGCTTTAACAGGGGCAATAATCCGACCATCAGGAAGAGGAACAATAGCATCCGTCCGGTCCATAAAACCAGAGAAGAATGCCTGTGCCTTAGCAGCAGAAGTCTTTGTTAGGCCAACAGCCTGACCATAAGATCTCCATCCAGAGATGGCGCGGCTGTTGTTTCTGAAATCTGCAGCAGCACCAAGATTGCCTGTTGCTTGAATGTTATCAGCAACCTGACTATCAACCTCAGCAGCCTGCTTAAGGATACCAGTCTCTTGACGAAACTGTTCTGCCTTTTGAGGGTCTGGTTTGATCTTTCCAGTTAGAACATCAGAAAGACCAAGCTGGTATTGTTCTTCGTTCTTTTTCTTTACAAAATCCTGGACAAGTTTAGACAGGGTACCGCTAAACTCAACAAGATTTTCTACCTGGGTTTGTTGTGTCTGAAGGTTATACTCGGACGCCGTGCGATATGACTCAGCAAGAAAAACAGTACTTGCCTTGAAGCGTTCTGCGGAGGCTCGGTTGTTTTCAAACACTGCCCGCATCACATCTTCATCTTGCTTCATCTTCTGTTCAATGACAGACTGAGACATCGCAAGAGAACGTTGACCCGCAGCAACAATTGCTTGAGACGGATCAAACGCTTGTTGTGGACGGAATCCACTATCGAGGCGTTCGTAACCTCGGAATCCAACTCTTTGTTCTGCCATGATTACTAACCTCCAATCTTAGCGCCGGGGGCTTTACCGCCAGCATATACGCCAACGCCACCAATAACGCTTTGACCGATACCAGCAACCAAGGAACCAGCACCAGGCTTTGTAGGTTGAATTGGTTGAGGAATTGCTGCGTAGGAACTCATGGGCATCTTCACTGGTTCAGGACCCTTGAGGGGCTTCATGGGTTCAAGCATCCGTTGGCTAGCAGCTCGTAGGTCTGCGGTTCGTTGATCAAGGAAGATGTTCTCAAGACCCATCAGTGTTTCTTCTGTGGCATATCCAAGGTTAGTACCAAGCATTGCAAGGTCTCGACCATAGACACGCTCAGCATCAGACACCAGAAGACCAATACCTTGACCGGATCTACCAGCAGCCAATACTTGTCCCTGTGCTTGCATCTTTTGAATAAACAATGTTTGAGCATCCTGTGCTGCCTTCTTACGCTCACTAGAAAGCTTCAGTTGCTCAGACTCGTAGGCGCGGTTGGCTGCCTGTTGATTCAAAGAAATCTGATCACGGTATGTCTGCTGAGAAGCCTCATAGGCCCTCATTTGGTTTTGGTAATCTTGTTCCAGCAGTTGGTTTTGATATTCATAAGCCTGCCGATCAACTTGATACTTATAGTTGATTTGGGCTTCTTCATTACGCCGCTGAATTTCTTGAGCTTGAACTTCAGCTTGATAGGCGTAATTACGGGCTTGAACTTGATATTGGTATTCAGCTTGCTGTTGCTGGTATTGAGCAACGGAACCAATGGCAGAACTAGCAGCGGATGCTACTGCTCCGACAAGGGCCCATTCGACGCCGGTACACATGATGTTAGCTTAGCAAATTCAACATAGGTAAGAGATTGAGGACCAACAGACACATACGCTAACTTCTTAAATCCAAGCATGTGGAGAAGTTTCATGTGCATCTGGTTCCTTGGATCAGCAATGTTGTGTAACAAGGAAAAGGAGGTTTGTTGATCGACCCATTTTTTAGCCTCCTTAAAAAATAGTTTTGGGTAGGGGCGGACGTGTGGTGTGGTTAACATCCAGATTTTTCCGCTCAGGGCATCTGTTCTGGATACCCCCGCTACTCCGCAGATCATTCCATCTGGGTTCCAGAAGGTAACAGGGTTTTCCGAAAATAATACTGATTCGGGAACGGCCTTAAGCGGATCAAGCCCAAGGCCGTTGCATTCCCTTAAATCATCTGGTTGTAGGTTTGCAGCCACATAGAGGGCATCTGCGTGGCTGGCTTTGTGGATCAGCGTTTTACAAATCATACGGATTTGATGCCTTTATTATTATAGGTGCCTTCCCAGTTCATGGTAACAAGGGAAAGCGGGAATGGAGCATCACAGTTAATTTGAAGTTCAACGTACTTACCAGAAGCCATAATCGGAATTATGTTTTCGGCACTTCTAAGCATTGGAACTTCGTTGGCTTCCGACACGTCAGAAGTAATCTGTGGTAGGTCCATTGTAAAGGTTTGCCTGCCAAGCACATCCAGAACGGCGGTAAACGGTCCGGAATTATTGCTATAGAGATAAACCCTATGAACAACAGGAATGTTTAACGTATCCTTCCTACCACCACTACGTTCCCCAGATGAAGAGACATAGAAGTTTGGAAGAAGGGCATGTGAATTGATCTGATAACCAAGACAGAAGTCATCTCCTGTGCGATCACCGTCTGCCTCGACATAATACTTTTCACCAACCGGGGCTCCAGCATTATACTCCAGATCTAGGTATTCAACACTTCCTGGGTTGTTTGATGTAATGGTTACCAAACAAGGTTGGGCATCAGCAATGTCACAGTTTTCTTTAAAGAAGATCTTTGTAACATCATTACCAGCATCATAAGTCTTGGATGGATTATAGTCAAATAGATCCAACCTTAAATCATAATACTGGTCATCAAATTGAATGGCACCACCAGGCTGTTCGGTAAGTAGGTGAATGCTACCAAGCACATACCCAGTATCTCCTTTCAAGACAACGGTGATTTCATCTTGATAGAAGTCAAACAAGGTAACTGGTGCGGGAAATTCCCACTTAAACCAAGAGGCCATCAAACGTTCGGTTGCCCGTGTGTGGTGGCGGAAAAGGTAAAGGTTCTTTTCGTCTTGTTTTGATTTAAGAGCAAAGACAGAAGCACTGGTAGTTCCTTTAAATTCCGTAATATAAGAAGGAATATAAGAAGGAATAATCTTTGTGATCGTTTCCGTGAATGGAGTTTGATCACCATTCAATTGCATCTCAGTAACCGTGGAGGCTTTATTGCCTTCTTCCACAAACACAATCGAAACTCCAGTATCAACAGGAGGAATGTAACCAGACTGACTAAAGCTAGACAGCAGGTTCAATTCAGCACTCTTAATGCTAAAGGCTTCGGTTTTTGTTTGAAGAATATACTGAGAGTTATCAGCAAACATAATCAAACCAGAGGGCTGCTGAATGGCATACCGTAGTTCGATAGGAATCAAAGAACCAGCAGAGATGTCAATTGGATCATTATCAACTGTGGTAACGACCGTGGATGCAAAGAAATCAAAGAAACTTCCAGCCTGCGAACAAATAACATTTTCACCACTCATCAAAACCAGACGGTTCTTAAAGAATGAAATGCCAGTAATTCGTTTACCAACAAAGGTAGGGTCTTTATTGGTTTCTTCATCTCCAACAATACGACTATTCCAAAACTGATCAGCCCAGGTATCTCCAGAAATGGTATCCGTAACAACTGTATCAATCTCAAAGACATCGCCCTCTCTGCTGGTTACTTCATCAGCAGCAACGTAGTCTTGACCAGCTCTTACAATACTAACACTGGTGATCTGCCCTTGGTTATCAATGGATTCCACCTTAAGGCGAAGATCAAATCCACTACCACCATAGGCAGCAAACGTTTGACCAACGGCCCATTTAATATGGCTGTTACTTACCACACTAACGGAAGTAGGAATACCAGACACGCTGGTAGACAGCACATAAGACCCCGCAGCAGCCTCGCTAAGTTCACGGAAGGTATAAGTACCATCAGCTTCCTTAATGATGGCATGGGGCATTGTGGTGGCATTTAAGCCAAGTTTAACACCGGGACCTACTGTTTCTTTCCAAACACCAGCACCTGCATTTCCACCATCGCTGGTTTCAAACTTAACGTAATAGTCATCGCCTGTGCTGTTCTTTTCAGCAGCAATACGAATGATCTTGCCGTTTACAAACTGGGCAGGAAGTTGATCAACACCATCAATAGTACCTTTGTACGCCTTAAGGCCAGTACCTGCAAGACCACCGGATGCTTCCATGGAAAAGTCTGTTCCGTTTGAGCGTGCTACATAAATAGCATTGCCAACACCGGTAGCAGTAAATCCACTTAATCCATTGATCTGTGCCGTGATACCAGAGATAATGGTTTCAGCACTTAGGTTACTGCCAGAAGAAGTCGGAGTGGTATAGGTAAGGGTACTACCAGCCAGCTTTACTTTATAGGTAGTGTCGTAGGCAACTGTTTCAAGCAAGAGGTAACCAAACGCATTCTGAGAAGCTGTTGTGGTTGCGCTAGCTTCTACAGTAATTTGCCTATTTAAAAAGAAAATATAATCGTTGATTTGAAAGATTTCAAGCTCTGTCTTATCGGTGTGCGTGGCGTAATCTTCCGCCGAATTAGACAAAGAGTTTACTTCGTATTCATAACCACTTTGGGCATCAAACAGGCGTACTTCCCCAGTGTAAGTAACCTGAAGAATAAGCTTTTCGTTCTTTGACTTTGCAATAAAGAACCAGGACGAATCCTCAACAGGCGCTTCAAGGTGTTCAATTAGCTTAATGCCTGGACGCTTAAGAAGACCAAAGGTAGGATCAGGATAATAGTTGATGCATTCTCTAAAGAAACCATCAAGCTTCAAAGAGTCAGGCTGCTGTGATACCCCACCAATCAGGCCAACAACCTTTTGAGAAATCGAGGCCATAGTTATCGAGCAATAGCGCGGAACGGAGTATAACTAATATAGAAATTCTGACCAGTTTCCAATCCAAAGATGTTTACATCAGAAGAGTTGGTATCATAAGCAATACAATTGGCTCGAAGGACACCCTCATCATTACTATTAAATGACACCATTTCTTGAGAGCCTAGCACCCTACCAGCAAACACACGGGCAGCTCGTTGGGTGATGTAATCTTTAAAGACCTGGGGAAGATCTACAAAATCAAACAACCAAACTACATCACATTTGATTGTTGCCCCGCTAGTAAATTCATAAGTGTGGTTTACCTTGTCGTAGAGTTTACCATCACGCAATACGGTCTGGTATTTCTGATTGTTGGCAAACTTATTATCCGAAAGCTGGAGGATATTAGCAGGAACAGAAATGTTTCCGTTATTATCTGCGGTAAAGGGGTAGGCCACTTCGGTATTAAAATGCCACCCTTCTCCTTGAACCTCCCTATTAACTGAATCTAATACATTCAGAGCAATAGCGATTTCGGGGTTAGCGACATCAAGGCTTACCACCGGGGCCTGCCCGATGCCACTCAGCATCTGGTTGATCGCTTGTAGTTGAGTCGTCATCTGAATCGGACAGGAACATTAAAAAAGAGGGGCTAACCTTTAATAGGCTAACCCCTTATTAAACCTAATTTTGGCTAGGATCAGGCCACGTTGCGGAAAGCACCGGCACAGGAGACGCGCACAGCACCAGCACCATAGGCCAGACGGCCCACGATCACATCACCCTGATAGATCACCTTGGTGTCAGCACCGGTGGTCTGGACAGAAGGACCGATAGCTTCCACAACGCCAGCAGCGTCACGGTGGAAGATCAGGCCACAGCTATTGGTAAAGTCGGAAGCAACACCGTAGTTGTTGTTCTCACCAGTCACAGCAGCCGCATCAATAGCGGTACCGGCAGCCGAACCATACTTGCCCAGGAAGGGGATGTTGTTCGACTTGTAGATCTTGATACCAGCGATCTCATAGAGACCTTCGCCGCTGTTCAGGTTGCCCTGGCTGTTGCCGTATTCGCGGTTCAGGATGTTGGTATCCACTTGGCTGATCAGGGCATAATACTGACGAGGAGCCAGCACAGCCACACGACCTTCCTTAGGAGCAGCGATCTCATCCAGGCGGGCAGCAGCTTCGAAGAAACCGTCCACCAGGGCTTGAGCATCATACTCCTTGTTGGCGCCAAGGTTCACGCGGAAACCACCAGGCTCGCCGGTCACAGCAGCAGTTAGGCCAGAGGCACGATCCAGCACGCGGAAGACGCGGCGGTCATAAAATTCAGCCAGGCTTTGACCGATCTGACGGGCAATCGGGCCACGAATGTCATACTGGGACAGGGTTTCATCCAGGTCATAGATGAACGCAGAGGCCACCAGCAGATCGTCCATCGCAATGGTGGTCTCAGCAACCGGGGGGTTGCCGCTACCAAGGATGGCGTTACCAGGGGTGTGATAACCAGCCGTCACACGACCGGTGTGAATGAATTGAGCTTCTTTGCCGTTACGCAGGGTGCGGTTCATCACCAGACCCTTAGCAATAGTAGCATTACGGAAGGCCTCGTAGACCTCACCGGTGAAGAGCTTCAGAAACAGAGCCTTCTTATCGCCAGCTTTATTGGCCTGGCCAAGCTGAGTAAGAGTTGCAGTCATTGTCTTTAGAAAAAATAAAAATTTATTGGCTTTCCAAGTACTTGGGTTTTATCAGGATCCTTGATATTTAGTTTTTGAGGAATACGTCCGTAGTATTGGGTGTCCACCGCAGTGGGCCAATACTCCAGTCATGACTGGGTTTTTAACGAGGTTATCCCATCCTCAATAGGCAGGGGAACATTGCAGTCCCCACAATCTGTGTTTAAATCAGATCGCCGCTTGCAGCCAAACGTTGTTCGATGTCAATACGATAAGCAGGGTCATCACGATAACGAGGATCAGAGATAGCCCGTGCCAGTTCGGCTTGACTACGGAATGCTTTGACGGTATTCTTAACAGACTTACCTGAAACTTGCTTGCCTTCAAATCCAACAGTATCTTTATAACGCTGGGTAAGGGCTTGAACAGCAAAGAAGATTGCATCCTTGTTGCCACTGTTAATGACATTATCATAGGCTGCTACTTCCTGGGGCTTTAGATTTTCTGCGGCCCAAGCAAGAGTTTCATTATAAGCTTCATTACCCCCAGCAGCAGCGATAATGGAGTCAGCATCAGCATCAGTCAAGGTTTGCTGAACTGGTGCTGCTGTTTTTTGAAGCTCAAGATAAGCCTCAATAAGCTGGTCTGAGGGAAGTTCCTTTAGCTTTTGAACCGTCTCAGGCTTAAGTTGATTAGCATTGCTAAACCATTCTTCAGAAGCCTGTTGGAGGAACTTGGCCGTGTCTGAAACGTCTGTCTCTTCAGTAGAAGGTTCATCAGTTGATTCTGATTCTGCTTCCTCTTCAGAAGTGGGGGTTTCTTCTTTCTGGCCTAGTTTCTTCTCTAGTTCTTTATAAGCCTTTTCAAGATCTTCAGCAGATTTGAACTTACCAGCATACCGCAATTCAGACTCAGCATCAGCTCGCGCTTTGTCATATTTAGCTTGAGCAAGTTCTTGTTCTTCGTCAATCAGCTTTTGACCAAGCTCCACAAGCCTCGCTTCTTCTGCTTCACGGGCTTCAGTTACTGCCGGATCGGTTGCGTCAAAGGTAATTTCAGACATGTGGTTTAGTGAATAACAAGGGTAACTTTACCAGGATCAGGAGCCACTACACGTTTACGAGCAGCGATACTTTTCTTGGTTTTAACGGTGGGTTTGCCAGCAGGCTTCCGACGCGGCTCCAACGAGGTGGGCTCAGCAGAAGGAAGTTCAAAATCCTCAGGATTAAGATTACTGGACGGCAGGAGTTCGTCCGGCTTGCTGGATGAGGTTTCTTGCGGCATCGATAGCTTCAGGGTTCTTCGAAGGATCAAGTAGTGGAGACTTAGCGAAGTCGCTAGCCTGGTTAATCATGCTCTGGTTTGTGGCCATTTGCATGGCTTGCTTCTGATCATTCGCCTGTTCTTCTGCTGTCTTAACAAGGTTGATCGGATCAATACCTTGAGCAGCAGCCAGACGCTTAATCGCTTCATCAGGGTTGATGAACTTAGCAAGCATCTCAGGACCAAGAGCCTGTGAGATGGTTTGAATAAAGATAATCAAAGACTCACGATCTTGACCTCTACCAATACCTTCAATACCCGCCACTACTGTCGGGAACACCACACCCTTCGGAAGCTTAGGAAGTTCCTTTGCTCGTTGAAGAATGAATAGTTTACGTTGAAGATAAGGTTTAAGAAGTTCCGTAGTAAGGTTTCCATAGATACCACCAAGCTGCTCATTGAGTTCTTGTTGGGTAGCACGGATCTCTTCTGCGGTTGTGCGTTCGCTTTGACGAACAGTAAGGATCAGGAAGGCCTCACTCAACCGTTGATTCAGTTGGGTGATCATTTGATAGGCAGTGGCAAAGTCAGCCTGTTTGGCAACTTGAACCACAGACACGTCGTCTTGCCTGCCTTGAATAATAGCACCATTACCAGCCCTGGCAAGCGTTGACGGCTTGACCGTAGCAGATGGTGCAACAAGGAACACTACCTTGGCAGCAGCAGCAGAACCCTCTACCATTGCTTGCATCAGCCCCTCAAGGGACTTCAGATCGCCAAGATACTCTTCTATACGACCACGCCCATAGTCTTCACCATCCACCACATTAAAACGGAGGGGAAGCCAGGGACTCGTAGTCTTTGGAGATTTGCCATAGCTGTCTTCAATGATTTCACCGTCAACTTCTTGACGCCATCTCCACATTCCATCCTTGAGTTGTGCCCAGGTATAGACGGCAGCTTCATCCTCACCAACAGTTACATCAACAGAAGGCGTGGACGTGTTATCATCCACACGATTGGCAGCACTCTTAGGAGTTTGAAATCTTTCGGGAAGGAATTGTCGGTTGATTGATTCAACAGTAACGATCTCGGTGGGGTTACCCTCTCCATCACGGACGACCACAAAACGGTCAAGAGGATAAAGTTTAACACCACTCGAACCCATGTAGACCAGGACATTCCCGGTTACAATCAGATGCTTCATTGCCTGGTGAAGGATAACACGATCCTGTGATTCGGCAATGTGTTGCATAATAACCCGCTCCATTTTGGAGAGGCTTAAGTCAATCTCTGATTTGATCTTAGCATCAAGAGTCGGGTCCGAGGCGAGCTTACCGTCGTTGATCTGAAGCTTAAAAAACGTAGCCGTCACAGGGAACAAGCTAAGCATAAGCTTCGAGGCCATGACGTTCACACCTTTAGCCCCAATGGATTGCCAAGGAGTGGGCAGCTTCTGACCATTTACAACACCGGTGGGTGTCAGTAGGTAGGGCAGACTAAGGCGAGCACACTCCCTAGCAGTATCAAGGAAGATCGTTCTGTCGCTTGCCAAACGAGCATACCGGCTAGCAGCAGATTGATTATCCATGATCATCCTTGAGAGGAGGGAACGTTAAGAGGTGAACCAGCACCAATGCCACTCGTAGGAACACGAAGACGCTGGGCAGGGGTTTGACGCATAGGGGCTTTCAGTTGTTCAGCACCTTTGCCTGCTTGGCCTTTGACCCGAGCAGAAGCAGCAGATTGAATCTTTGCAACCTTTTCACCAGCAGAAACCGGCGGCGGGGGTGGAGGAGGCGGCGGAGCAGGAGCCTCAGGGGCAGGCATATAACGCACCTCAGGGGCCGGAGGAGGCGGGGGAGGCGCAGGTGCAGGCGGGGGAGGCGGAGGAGGGGGAAGAGCTGGCATCGGCGGAGGGGCCGGAGGTGCCGAAGCAAAACACATGGTTCTAAGATGGTTCGGTTTTTTGTTTAAGGTATCGAATCACAGCAATAGCACCAGCCTGAAAGGCCATTTCTTTTTCAGAAATTGTATGATTCGGAAAACGATCAGGATACATCTCTTCAAGCTCTTCAATAAGCCGAAGTAGATCAACCCTACCCCCTACTATATGTGTAAGGGGCAGAGTATCCTCATCAAGGTAAGCCATGGATTAACCATATTGTGGAAGATCGGTGTTTGCTGCCTCAAAAAAGGCAGGCATTCGGGCTCGTTGGGTATCCTTAAGGCCAGGAGCTTTTCCCTTTTCATAGAGGGAATCAGACTGACTCATCCAGAAGTCCTTATTCAAGTACTTGTTTTCGGACATACCAAGGCTATCCATCACCCATCCCACAGTCGCTCGGCGTAAGCGATTAAGGCTTGGTGTAGATTTGAGGCCGAGTTCGGAACAGACCATCGAGTGTATGGCAACGTGCGTTTGCTCGTCACGACTGATGTCTGCTGCTGTGGTGCGGATTCCGACGTCTCCGTTGAATCGGAAGAAGGGGAGGATAACGAAGAAGACACTGCGCTCCAGGATAGCTGCTTTAAGTATCGGATGCTCAGGTGCATCAAGCCAAGCCTTTAAAATATGCTTAGCTTCTTCCTCATACTTGGGGTTAGCACCGTGGGCATCAATTACATAATTCAATGCCTGGTCATGGTTCTCTTCATCACGTTGGTTGGAGAGTAATGCCTCCCGTACACCAGGTGTTTTGGGGAGTTCTTTCTCCAGTCCTTGTTGAAGAAACTCACGCACAGGCAATTCCAGGTGGCGAAGACCAAGGGCGCGTTTGAGTGCGTCCTCGGCCCCCTCTACCACCTTTCCCTTTTGAACCGCCACTGGGGTCCACTTGCGTTTGCGGCTGATAACTTGATCGTAGGGCGAAAGGGTTGGGCTCATTCTCCGCAGGGGATACAGGGTTCGTTTTCGGGTTTAACAGTGGGACAGCCGCAATCAGGGTCAACATCCTGCTCAAAACCAAAGAGATCACGAAAGTCTTCATCAAGAGCAGCAAGTGCATCATCTTTAGCTTGAGTGTCAGGCATCACCTGAAGAGAATAATAGAGACTCGTCTGAGGGGAATACATCCACTCATAAATAAACTCTCTATCATAAGTAACAACATCAGACCAGGAGTTAAACGAATACCCATGGAAGAGAAGTGTGCTTTGGAAGAGGCGGACAATACCATCTGCTACTTCTTTATAAGCATCCCAACCTACTTCAGAAGCAATCTCGATGTCCGGCGGGTAGTCATAAGATTGGACTCCAAAAGTCCCACTATCCCTATCGATGTGACGAGAGATAGGAGGGGCCAACTCTGGGGCAGTAGTATAGCCACGCAGATCGACGTTGTTATAAGAGCAGGAAGCCGTAGGCGCAATAGCAAAGGCGCGATCCATCTTATTGGACCGAGCAATCTGTGCTGCAATCTCAATGGCTTTTGCAAGTTCAGATACAAGGACGTAGGCCGGAGTGTGCTCCGGTTGATGAGTATGGAATTTGGTAAGGGCGTCTCCAAACTCTTTATACGTTACGCCGTTCTGGCAAAGAAAGTTAGCCAGACCAAGAATACCAAGGCCAACCTGACGGTCAGTCTCGGGGGGTAGATATTCTCCTGTGTCACCCACACCTGTCTTGGCGTGGAGATCAACAAGAGTACTCATACCTTCAGTAAACGCCGGAACCAAGTCAGTAATACTGCAAGCTCCGAGATTGATATGCTGAAGAAGGCAGGTACCGCGACTAGGAAGATAGACCTCCAAACAAACGTTACCGTAGATGCGCTTGCCCTCAGCATCGTATCGAATCTTGTTAAGCCAAATGTCTCCCTTTTTGATTCCATCAAGGGTTGCATCAATCAACTCATCAGAGGCATACTTAAGAAAGTTTTCATCTATGTTGAGACAACGCTTGACCCAAGCAAGATCAGATCGAGAGGCCTGAAGAAACTCAAGAGCATCCGGGTGGGTATAATCGAGGTGACAGACTACTGCCCCATTTTTATACACACCACCACGCCTCAGGGTTTCGTTGAGTGCGGAGTAGATGCGGGCAAAGGAGACGGGACCAGATGCCGTAAGGCCCTTTCCATTCTCTGCCCCACGAGCACGGAGCTTAGAGAGATGAACAGCAACGCCAGCTCCATTACGCAAAGCGTGCGAAACAAAGCGCCATGAGGCTTCAATGCCTTCAGGCCCTTCCATACTATCTTCAACAACGAAGACCGTACAACTGACGGGTAGGCGAGATTCAGGGTTGTCAATCCAGTTTTGGACACGTCCAGTACGGGCGATAGTGTTTGGGGTGTCGCCAAAATCAGCGTAAGCGGTCATCGGTATTAAAGAAGATCTTCGAGGATAGGAGGTTGGTAGTTTGGCCCCTTCAGAACTTTACCATCTTCGCGGCGGAGGGGCTTGCCGTCCACGAGTTTGCTCATGTTTGATTCAAAAACACGGCGCATGGCCACATCTAAATTCCAGCCACGAGCAGCAGCATACTGGTAGCAAACAAACACAAGGTCGGCCAGCTCTTTGAGTTGGTCTTCCTTGGTAACGCCATACAGTTCTTGTACAAAGGCTTCCCCCAGTTCACGAAACTCTTCTTCAATAAGACTAAATTGAAGTTCGTAAACGTTTTCGTCGGGGGTGTTGATTGGTTGTTCCATTGCCTCACGAAAGGTAATGGCCTGTTGGAGCAGCGATGACATGGTTAGCGGTTGCGCTCTTGAGAAATTTGTTTGATCTTACGTTCAACGTAAGCTTTGACTTTGAGCCAATCATCCAGTTCGGACTCGTAACTCTTGTGGCCTGCGCGGCAAACATACTTAACTACGTTGCCAGCAAGGTAATCAAGGTTTTGGTCAAGGATAAAATCCCAAACCTCAATCGTCCCTCTCTTGTAATGATTCGGACTGTACTTGCTCACGGAAGAACTCTTGGTAGTCGGGGTTGTTGATAATGCTTTGGAGTCTACGATTTGCCAGAAATCGTCCCAAGGCATCATTTCGGAGTGATCGTCTATCGAGCCACAGTTGCACTCCAAGGACGATTTGATTTCGTCGTAACTCGATCCAGACGGGAATGGCGGTGAGGATAAGGTCAATGGCGTGGAAAACGTTGCGATCAAGGACATAGACAATAGCAAGAACTAAGCCGATGTCAAGCCCAATAAGGACTGGGGTGGGTTCCATAGGATAGGCTCCTTTGTGGTGGAGTTGTACTCACCAGGCCGGAGAATCCGTGCGAGACGAGCGTTGCGGATGGCATCGGCTTCAGTCATACCTGCCTTTTCATAGCAGGCAAGAACAGCTTGCCACGGATCCTCAGCTTTGGCAAGGATCTTTTGAGCACCTTTGGCACCAATACCAGGCACTCCTTTGTAGCCATCCACCGGGTCGCCCGTAAGACATTGCGTCCAGAACCAGTAGTCAGCTTCTTCGGGTGTTACTTGGACCAGCTCATCCCCATTGAAGAGGTTACAGCTGATCTGTTTCATGTCCTTGTCAGGAGAAACAAGAATAAAATCGCTTGGGTCTAGGTGACATTCCAAGCCAAGGGCGTCGTCTGCTTCTATGTTCTTGTAACGAACAACTTTGTAGTGCTTGGCACACCAATCCAACAACCGTTTGTAACCAACAGGCTTTCGTTTGGTTCGCTTCCCCTTATAATCATGACAGACGAGTTTACGGAAATTGTTACTGTCGGAGAAGTAAAGAGTAATGTAATTGGTGTCAAATCGTTTTCGCAGGTTAGTAAGTTCTTGCTCGAAAATATCGAGAACAACTCTGAAGTTACTTGCGATAGTGATGAGGTCATCGCCCCAGTCAAGTTCTGTTTCAGCCGATTGGCAAGCACGGTAAGCATAGAAATCAGCATCGACTCGAAGGTGAAGATCAGTGACAGTCTGCCCACGTTGCCCCTTCTTTTGCCTCTGAGGCGAGGGGGACTTTGAGGTCGTAGTATTCGCCCGCTTGGACGATGGACCATTCGAGTTGGAACTTGGCGTCATTGACAAGGTGTGGTTGAACAGCGAGTTGAATTTCATCATGGATCCAACCGAGCCACTGGTAATCAATGCCCCACTGGTATCCAAGACTATTTATTTGATTGAAGGCAATAACATTCCACCGCTTACAAACTATTGCCCCTGCTGATTGCAAGAGATAGTTAAGGGCAGCATGTTTCTTTCCTTGGAGACGTATTGGACGCCCATCAAGCCCCCGCAATACATCAGAAGCAGATTCATTGGCAACAGACTTAAGAAGATCGTCAAGGCCCGGAATCGCTTTGAGGAACTTCTTACGGATACTTGCTCCAAGTTTCTTAGCAGCTTCCTCTGATAATGCCTTATCAAGTGAGGTGCCGATCTTCTTGTCTGAGGCTCCATAGATAAATGCATAGGTTAGGGTTTTGACTTCTTTGCGAGTACACCCAACTCGATCTGCATTCTGTTGGTGAATGTCTCCGTTGACTACAACGTCAGCGAAAGCACCGCCATCAAACTCAGCGAGATAGTGGCCAAGCATACGAAGCTCCAAGCCGGAAGCATCGGCACCAACCTGACGCATACCATTGCCAGGACCAAATAATTCACGACAACGAGGATCCGAACTCGTCTGCCCAAGATTTGGTCTGCTGTGCGCGTTACGCCCGGTGTTGGTAGCAAGTTGGCAAACATGGTGGATACGCCCTTGAGGGGTGACCATCTTGAGCCAGGCGTTTGCTCCATCACTGAGCTGCCCGAGGGCTTTTTGTAGTTCGAGGATTCGGGCAAAGGTTTTAGCTTCTGTGGTATCAATGGCTTGAAGAACGCCTTCATCAATCTTCGGGCGTCCAGTGTCGGTAAAGACTTCGGGCTTCCAATTACGCCAGGTCATGAAGGCCCAGCCAATGTGGTCCCGACTTGTTGGGTTAAACTCTTTGAGCTTTGTAAACCCTGCCCCCTCAAAATAACCTTTAGTGCTGTTGTTCCTCTTGGGAATCATGGTTCCGCCATCAACATACGGGAACGTTTCTCGCATGTGATCAGCAAGTTTGTCCATCTCTGTTCGGAGAGTGGATTCAAGCTTCTGGGCTTTTACAACATCAAAAGGCCATCCTGCTGTTTCTTGAAGTGCCATGATCTTAGCCAAATCATGTTCAAGCCAAACAGCATCTTTGTATTTAGCTAAGTGTTTACGGAAAATGTCATTGAACAAGGTTTCAACAACGTGAACATCCTGCTCGCAATAATCCTCCATTTCTTGGGACCACTCAGACCAGTCACTTGTCTTTCCAAACTCACCCTTGTAATCACCAAGACGATACCCCCAGGCTTCCAACGAGTGGCGACCATAGAGTTTACCTGGCATTCCAATGGGCTTCTTTCGAAAGTCCAATGACAGGATGTGTGGTTGAAACAATCGGCTAAGAATTAACGTATCATAACACCGTCCTTTTGGTTTAAAGAATGGGTAGATCTGTTGAATAGCTGGAATGTCAAACCCAACAATGTTGTGGCCAATCAAGACCTCTGCTTCTGCCAGGATGTTGACCCCAGTAGTAACAGACTCGTGTGTACCTACATCATTGTAACGAAGAACTTCACCAGTATCAAGATTTTTAGTCACGATACAGTGAACACAATCCATCCCCTGTCGGGGTAGACCGTTGGTTTCAATGTCAAAGAGAAGTCTCATAGTCCCCAGTATCCTGGTTCCTCCGTGTCAAGGGTACGTTGCGTAATAGGATCTGGTCGCCCACATTCTTCACAGAAGTAACCACTCGGGTC